CCTCGATGAACACTTCCTTCGGATTCCTGCCGTTGCAAAGCTGCATGATCTCTGCCATTTGTGGGTTGGCGCTTGCAAGAGCTTGCATCACAGCTTCTTTCTGGTTGGATCCGTTGAACATGTTCACCATATTCTGAAGACCATTCAACATTTGCTGGTTCAGCCCCTGGCCAGGTGCTACGTCACTTTGTACCGGCACCTGTCCGGGCTGTTGAAACAGAAACCTGCTTAACGGGTTTGCCATTTTCTTTTTCTCCTTTCAAACCGTCCACAGCTGCCTCAAGGCCCTCCAACCTACCAATGACGCCTTGCATCATTTTGGCAACCTCCTCCAAAACATTGGGCTGGACAGGTTGCTGAGTAGTAGTCTGCTGGACTTGCGTCTCTACATGCGGTGCGAAATCGAACGCTTGGAAGTCCATCACACCAGCACTGCTCACAGCTTTCATGGCAAACATCATTTGGTCGTCTACCATGAACCACTTCTGTTCGCCAGGCTGCACAAACGCGTTCCTAGCTTCATCGAGGTTCTTGACGGGGATCCACATATTGCTTGTGCCTTGCCGGTCCTGAGGGTAGCCACTGGGCATATAGGCACCAGGCCACATCCCAGACATACCCATAGCAGGGCCTTGCGGTACTTGCTGTCGCCGGAGATTGCCGGCCAGCGGATTGTATCCCATGCCGGCTTGGTTGTTGTCAAACACGGAGCATCCCTCCATTTTTACTTTTCGTCAGTGCTTACTTCGGTTGCCTCGCCGAGTACCAGTTCGCCAGACACAATTGACTGGATGCGCTTCATAATATCGCTGGCGTAGTTGGCACCGCGGCTGATAATAATACCGGTCAACACAGTGCCAAGCATGTCGATGTTGAACGTAATACCAAGGACCACAAACATGTCAGCATCGCCGGCAACACACAGCACGATGCCAAGCATGACGGCCGCCAGCTGGGTGACAGCCGTTTTATACTCCTTGTTGAGGAACGCCTTGCCGATGGTCTTGGCGTACTCGACCAGTGCTTCAACCAGCATGGCGAACACGATTACCATAACCAGAATATCCATATACATTCTCCTTTCATTCACTACCGGGTCTGACCGGCAGACTTCTACATACTGACATGATATGCCCAGTAGATGGGTCACCGTCACCAAGAGCATCATACGGACCATAGCACTTTTCAAGCGTTTCTATTCCGTATGGCGGTATGGACTTTTCCTCGATGTAGCGCAAGCCGAGGTCTATGATCTTGGCTCTCAGCAAACCCTTCAAGCCATCCTTCATAGCTTTCATTTCTGCCTCGTTATCAGCATCTTTCTTTTTTGCCTTCTTGAGGCTTGCACCAACCCATCCAGCAATCCCTGACACAATAGGTAGCGCTATCGTAATAAGCGCGGATATCTTGTCGGCCAGATCCTGCATTGGCATCACCCCACAAACCGCGAATGGTACCGCTTCTGCTTATCCCAGCCATTCCGTTCGACAATAGCAAGGAACTTCAATGCATCACCAGAGCTCACCGTGGCGATGGCAGCAAAATGATTGTCGTCAATCTGCACCTGGTTGTAACGGCCAGACATTCTCAGTCCAAGGTCGTCCGCCAGTGCATCGGGCTCCCGCATTTCCTCGTCAGTCAGAGGGGCCAGCGTAACCAGCTGAATGGTTTTCCAACTATCAGGATCCACCTCAGCAGGTTGCTCATCGTCAGCAGCAACGTCCTTGGTATCATTACCACTATACGTGCCAGCAGCATTTGGAAGGCCAAGCCATGCGGACGGCTCAACAGCCTTGCCGTTCACCTGAACCTCAAAATGCAAATGGACACCGGTAACATTACCAGTCGCACCAGCACGGGCAAGAACGGTGCCCTGAGGCACTACCTGCCCAACTTTAACGTAGTTTACTGCATTGTGCTGGTAGATCTCGATAACGCCGGGTGCCGTCTGCACTTTAACGAGGGTACCACGCCCAGAATTCCAGCCAGTGCTCACCTCAACAACGGTGCCACCAGTAACCTCTCGGAAGTCCCATGCATCGCCTGAAACAGACTCGCCAGCATACTTGGTACACACCACGTCGATGCCGTTGTGATGTTCGCTCACCTTCTTGCCGTTGATGGTAATTGTTCTGTAACCAAACGGGCTGGTCACTCTGTTCGTTCCTTTAAAAGGTGTCATAAGCAATTCCTCCTTAGCTCAGGCGAACGTAGTTGAAATAAATATTGACAAGTTCATGAGGAAGATAGTTCAGAGACACACCAGTGCCAGGTTCACTATCGCTATCACGAGTGCAAAGATACACCTGATTGTCCTCGCTGTCCTTGTAGTATTTATCCTTGTAGTACGTCATACCACGGTATGCCGTTATCGGATTGTACTCAGACCCGTCAGGCTTAGGCTCAGTCTCAGTCGGATCCTCCACATCGGTGCCCTCCAGCAGGGCTGCGACCTGTTCTTTCAGGGCTGCAACATCTTTTTCCAGACTAACCAGCCGAATGTTCAATTCGCCAGTATCGGTATTTATGCTCAGTTCAGAAGCCTTGTCCATCAGCTCGTCATACTCGTCTTTGATCAACATCTGCTTCGCAAACATCACCGTCAAAGTATTCTTTGCCGATACCTCGGTATAGGCTCCCTTGTCCATCTGTTCAAGCATGGCACTGTAAGCAATACTATTCATTATACCACACCTCCCTGTGCCAACATAACAGCAGCCGTAACTGCATCACTTATCTTCTTGTCGATATTTCCACCCGACTGTTGGACCAACTCTTCGTCGGTGTATTTGCGATACCACATGCACTCTTCGACCACATCATGAGCAGGAATCACTTTATTCCACCCCTCCGGGTACTCTTCCGTTACTGTGCCTTCCATAACTTCTGTGCGTTCCTCCACGTGGCCCACAACAATTGTACTTTTGTACAAGTAGCCCAATGACAAATCGGGATCAAAAATCTCTTCTTTTGTGATTTCATCATAAATTTTCACATTGACACCTCTCTGTTCTTAAATAGGTTCAGTAGTAAATCAGCGTGATATTTCGGTTAGGAACGCCACCCTGTCGGCTTTCAACATAAATGGTATTTCCGACAATTCGGATACGGCCCACGACGTTAGTGCTTCCATCGCCGAAAGCACCGTCAAGCGACGCGATTCCGACAAGCGTCCCGCTTGTCAGCGTATAATGCCACTCCATTGCGGGATATTCGTGCGGCCAGCTTGCGACATTCATGGTGACCGTTTTCAGCGTCTTTGCGCTCACTCTACCGCCACCGTTATGGTAGCCTTGTGGAACAACAACCGAGCCACCTGGAGCAAGTGAAGACGACCATGCTCCATTGTTTGCCATACTTCCCGCCTTTATTACCTTATCCCCGGCATAAAACTTTTTGCCGGACAGCACATCACCAGTCGTAGCGTCTGCCAGTGCAAGTTTGCTTTTCGTCAATCCACCACCCGGCTGCAATAGATCAGTTGACATTGTTGCCCTCCTTCAACGACCAAATAACCTCTATGTCAGAACTCGGCCTTTCAAAGAGGTGCGCAGTTATCTTGTTATTTTCAGAAACGACCGAATAGCCAAGCTGAAACAGTGCAAGGTTATCCTGCAGTGTTTCATTCGTTGCAGCACTCGTCGTTTTCTTACAAGCAACGCCAGGTTGGAAAAGCGAGTTAGGTGTCACGTCAGGACCGCCGTCCATTGCTACCAGATCCGCGGTCTGCGTGAATTCACCAGAACCTCCTGCCCAGCCATCCAAATTGAAGAAAGCCTTATACATGAAAATAAGGCTCGGCGTTATTTTATCAATCTGTTGCTGCAATGCCGTAGCAGGTTCTTCACCGAGCTTCGCATTGATCTCATTGAACCATTCGGTGAAATCTGCTTCACTTACAGATTTGAAATTTGCCAAATCGGTCTGTACCTGTTTGTACAGGGTAGTGGTATCAATCTGTTCAACAATAGCATGGACGATACCACACACCTCAGTATTCATCCTGGTATCTTCGATCAGGTCTTGTGTGATCTTAGTGATACCGGTGTTGATATTAACAACAGCAACGCACAGATCGAAGTAGTCTGCAGTACGCACCACTTTTGGCGCAACAGCCTCAGCACCAGGGTTGCCTTCCATCTTTACGGCACCAATGGCTCTGCCTGCGTTATCGAACCGAATAAAGATTGCATCCTTACGATTCAACACACCATCGGCCACCTTGTGTTCAAACACAATGTCACCGGCGTTCTTGTAACCGTACCCGTTGATAAAGGCTGAGCCAGGCTTGAGCACCGTGGTCATGCCAGCCTCGCTGTTCTCAACCACTTGCAAGCCAGTACTCGGGTTGGGGTAAACGCCGTTGCCGATGAACTCAGCAAAATATGATGCAAACTCCTCTGCCTTGTACACACGGTCGTACGTATCACCCGTTTTCTTCGCATTAAAGAAGAAACTTTTCTCCATCTGTCAACTCACCACCTTTGCCTTTATAGCTTTGGCTAAGCTCAGCTGATTGTAGCCGAATGTAATATACAACGACTTACCACTGGAATCGTAAGCCACTTCGACCTCACTTATTTCAGCATCAAGCTCTCCAAAATCGCTATCCTCAATCGTAACCTTGTCACCAAGGAAAAAGTCAACGCCATACTTCACATTGCCTTCCGTGTTTACGGTACAATCAAAGTTCACAACTGGCCTCAATGTGTCCAGCTGTTCCTTGCCACGCTGATCCAGCATGGCTTCGTATTCCCCAGCAGGAATTGCCACATCACCATCTGTGGACTGTAGATCTCTTGCATCTACGAACACTTCGCATCTTTGCTTACCGGACACTTCGTTGTCACCAGACGTCACGTATTTGCGCTGTTGCCCCTCACCTTCGCCAGCAACCAATGCAACGTTCTTGTACGTCGAATAATTCTCCTCATAATTCGAACTCAAGATGTTTTCATACTGTTGGGAAAAAATGCATGGCGCCACTTCCTTCTGTCCCTTGGTCCTATTCGTACCCTTGACAACTTGGAATGTCATTTTTTTAGCTTTTGCATCAAAACGCACCGTAAAACCAAAACCATCAGACGAACAGATATCCGCCACAGCTTCGCCTACCACGCCACCTGTGTTTTGATACTGAATCGAATTGCCCCGACTTTCCAAAGTAGACACAATCTCAATATCAGCTATGGCACGCTTTGGATCCGATGGCTCAACAACTTGAGTCCTCACCAAGTCCTCTACAATATCAACACTGCTTCCAGACTTGATGTATTGGCCCCAGATTATGCGTCTATACAAAAACGTATCACACAAGCCACCAGTGATGGTAATTTTGGGGGCCTCGTTTTCATTCGTATCCTTCAACCACTTATCGATAACACCTGCTACACCTGCAGCCTTGTCAAACAACAAATAGTTGTCTTTGCGGATCAACTTAGAATTAAAATTGCTCAATGCGATGCTGACTGAAAATTCACCTTTTGCTTTGAACTTTTCAATATACGATACCGACAAAGGGCTCTGCAAGATTCCAAGTTTTTTGTAATTGGAATCAAAAACATAGATGTCCACTTACTGCTGCACCTCCAAATACTCAGGACTGTACCGGACGTTCACCAATAAGTTTTCAACCAGTCCGTCCGCACCATAACGAACGTTGTTCGTGCCTACCCTCAATTTGAACATAGTAGACACATCAAAGTTATATTCGTCGAATGCATTAGTTTTGGCATCACCCTTTATTTTTGTAACCGTCTTTTTATTTACGATGGTAGACACCTCGATAATGTCGCCAGCTTCCATCACCGTATCGAGCTTGATTGTTTCTTGCGTATCGATAAGGATGATGTATGGGTTCGTTACCGTACCAGTAGCTTGGAAGACAACAACAAATCCACAATCAACATCGCCATCATTCTCAATAGACACGATTGACGATGGTGTACGCAACCCCATGATCACTCCAGTGTCTTCTGGGATAGTCAAAGGAAAATGGAATTGCGGCAACCAATCAGCCATCACGACATTGCCGGGCGTATCGTTCCGGAACATAGGATCAGGACAGAACAAGTCGATCATAAACTTACACATCACTTCGTTATTTTCGCTCTCTTCGACTCCGTAACGAATAGATGTGTCAGCAATGCCTTCTATCGTATAATCATCGTACTGCAAAGTAATCTTATGCAACGGATTGACAAACTTATTCAAGAACTTCTTCCTTCGTGTCATGTCATCCTTAGTGCCAGCCACTACCCACCCCACGATGGAAACAGGTCTCGATTCGAGTGTCACGTTAGTGACCAAATTGCCTACTTCATCAATATATTTGTACGTTGTCCTTGAACTTTCAACTACACCCCAATCTACGGACTTTAACACGTAATCTCTAACACTCTGTGAAATCAACAAAGAAGCATCGAGTGCTTCGTTTGTCAACGTAATACTTTCGACCACTTCAATGCCTCCTTGTTTGTTATTTCAACATATCTTCAGCAATCTCTTTTTTTACTTTTCGCATCTCTCTCGCAGCAGTTACCTCGTCAATGGCCTTCGGGCTTTGGAAGATAAACGTATCTCCGCCACCCTTGTTCTCCATGTCCTCTTTGCGCTGCTGCTTGGTACGGATCTCTTCACCCTCATGCACCTTCACGATCATGTCGCGGGGAACGTAATCCAAACCACTTGCAAAAGAACCTTGAACGTTCCTGCTTCTGGATCCAGAACCGTCAGAGCTGCCACTCGACATCTTCGACGACTCGGATTCCCAGAACGTAACTTTGTCTACCAGCCACTGCACACACTCTTCAACCCAACCTGTTAACTGATCCCAGACACTTTTCAGGCCATCCCACATGGCACTGAACACACTGGCACCGGCGTTGAAAATTGCATCTGTGATTCCGAGCAAAGTACCAACAGGGTCTTGCACTGCTTCTTCGAACCACGACGTGATACTATTCCACGCTGTTGTGAATGCATTCTCGATTGCATTACCAACAGCCATCATGGCCTCGTATACACCGCCAACAATTCCAACTATCGTTTGGATGATCAAATTCAGGAAGTTCGCGAGCAAAGACAGAATTACAGTCCATACGTCAGAGAACAAGGTCTTGATACTTTCCCACAATCCACTCCAGTTGCCAGTGAACAAATTTGCGAACACTGCAAAAATGTCAGAGAGGATCGTGAAAAAGCTCTCAAACAATGTTTGAATCGTACTGAATGCAGCCGTAACAATACCTTGTACGTTAGCAAAATTACTCTGCCACAACGAAGTAATGATATCAAGTGCAATCGATATGATTGACCGTACGATGGTCACTGCACTCGTTACAATACTCTGAATGCTAGTAAACACGCTGCTAACGGTATCACGCATACCATTGAAATCTGTTTCCCACGCAACGTACAAGGCTGCAATAACGGCGATTATGGCAAGCACCGGAGCCACAAGACCACCGAGCACCGTCGACAAACCGGCCCATACTGCAGACAAGCTGGACACGGCAGTCATCAGTCTGCTTACAGTTGTGAACAACTTGCCAATTACAAGCAACACAGGCCCAATGGTAGCTGCGACCATCGCAACAGTTACAATCACTTGTTTCGTGTCCTCATCTATACTGGACAACCAAGTTGCCAGATTATGGAGCATATCAACAAACGACTGAATTACAGGCGACAATACCGACATCAAAGCGTTACCAAACTCCAGGGCAACGTTCTTGATTTCGTTGAACGCCTTGGCCAACGTCCACGTCGTCGTCTGCATCTTCTCGTATGCAGATTCCGTTGCACCAGACGAATTGACCATTTGGTCCAGGATGCCGTTATACCCTTCGGCGCCCTTGCTTGCCAAGGTCAACGCAGCGGATCCAGCTTCCACCGAAGAGAACAGATCACTAAGACCTACGCCAGTATCGCTTGCATACTGCAGCAGCATGCTAATTACCTCACCGAGTGAAGTTCCTTCGTTCATCAAGTCTTGGAAGCTCTTTCCGGTCTCGCTCTTGATAATGTCACTTACATCAGTACCAGACTTGCCAAGCTCGTCGAACATGGCCTTCAAGTACGTCGTGGACTCTGCCGTGGCTATACCATTGGCAGTCAGAATCGAGTATGCAGTACCAAGCTGTTCCACCGAAACGCCATTAGCATTGGCAACAGGTATCAATTTACCTATTGACTGGGACAACTCGTTAACGGTTGTCTTGCCCAATTTCTGAGTTGTAATCAACACATCGGAAACGTGGGCCGCATCTTCCGATGCCAACCCGTAAGCATTCAATGTGGTTGTGAGAACGTCCAATGCAGCAGACGAAGAGGTGAAACCTGCAGTGGCCAATTTCGTTGCGTTCCCAACAAACGCCACCGCATCACCAGTTTGCTGCCCAGCAGATATCGCATCGTACACATTCTGTGCGATATCGCCTGCTGCGACACCAGTTTCATTGGACAGGTCAACGATCTGCTTCTCCAGGTCCTCAAGTGGCACCTGTGTTGTATCGGCAATCGTGCTCACCTTTGCCATCGAGTTCTCGAATCCCAAAGAAAAATTACCGAGTGCAACTCCAGCACCAACTAGCGGAAGCGTAACGTATTTCGTCAACGCTGAGCCCGTTTTTGTCATGGTACTTCCAAGTGCTGCTGTCCTATCCGCTAACTTGTTAGATTTATCCATAAACGACTTCATGTCAGAAAAGGCAGACTTGAAGCCTTTTTGGAAATTAGTTGTGTCAAGCAACAGATAACCAACTGCGGACCCAATGTCAACCATACGCTACGCCTCCTTTCTAGTTGTCATACTTCGCATACAATTCACTGGGCAAACGGTACTTATGAGCTCCTGCTTCCTTCTTGGTGAACGTGGGCTCCTCCTTGTCATCAAGGTGCTTCATGATTAGCGCGCATGCCTCATCCAAGCAATACGCATCATACTCGTCCTCAATTCCCAGGAGTACCGATGGCCTTTCGCTGTACCTCTGCGACATTGCCAGCAGCGGGATTATTGATGGGCTGCTGACGAAAGTTTTCCAGTGCCTTCACCCCACGCTGCGTGTACTCAAACACGAACATATACTGGTCATCGGTCATCTCAATGCCGGCTTCCTTGATTTCCTGGAAGGTCGGTTCAACAAAGCTCGCTTCGCACAAGATGTCGATTACATCAAGAGCATCTTTCAGCGAATCGAGCTTCTTGCCATTGACACCACCCTTCAGAAACAAGCCATTTGCCGTCTCCAGCAAAGCATTGGGAATCCGGCCAGACCGGATCAGCACCAACATCGAAGGTCTACGCAACCGGGCATTGAACGGCTGTCCGTCCGCAAACGGCGGCAGCTCCACAACCTGCCCGGAGCTATACTTCTTTAAAGCCTCAATCGAGGTTACTTTCAAAGCACCCATCTTAATCCTCCATTTACTGTTCTTTTTTGTTTATGCGGTCAGTTCCGGCAGCTCCTTCAGATACGTGATCTTATACGGAGCCTCGCCGGTTTTCGGCGCACTGTTGATAGTGTATTCGGGGGCGCGGAACTCGCCGTCGACGACGTTGAACGCAACCGGGACGCCCTTGCAATTCGGATACTCGCACTTCTCATATCCCGTAATCAGGCCGGCAGCATCGTAGATGGCAGAATATATGCTCAGCACGCCCTCCTTGACCTTATCCTCAGATCCAGCCACGGGCGGCGTATAACTCGCCACGCCGAACCCTGCATCGGAATCGGTTTCGGTGGACTGCCCACTATCCTGCCAATATTTGATGGTACCACCCTGGAGCATCTTAACCAGCTCAGGGATGAGCACGTTGTCGGTCAGAGTAATCGTGTGGCCGGTCACGGTAGTCTGCTCACGCTTCTGGGCGATCAGTACGCCCTTCACAATCAGCTTCACCGCATCGGTCGTTTCGGACTGCACAGACACGTCGACCTTGGATGCGGTCTTCATGCCAATCTCGGTCTTGTCTACCTTGTACGTAACGAGCACAACGTCGATAGTTGCAATCTCATTGCCTTTCTTGGCAGCCATTGCTATCTCCTTTCTACAGCTTCCTGCTGTTTCTGTACTGAATGCTTACCATGTGTCCTTTAACACCGTCGTCATAATACGGCGGCGTTTGTGAGTGCATTGGCACAATCATAGGCTCCAGCTTCTTCATGGACTGCTTTACAGCTGCCACGAAATCCTCCAACTGACTGTACTGGCCCCTTGGGATGTACAGCATAATGTCGTAACGCTGGCTAACGCTGGAATAGTTCGATATGCGCGAACACGCATCCAACGCAACTACGACATACCGTTTCGTGCACTCGCCTTGGTGTTGGGCAGGTTCGTATACGTCAAAACCGTCTTCAGTGAGGACGTCGTATATGTCACCCCACCTGTTACTACTTTGCACTGCTACCACCCAATCTGCTCATAAAGTCTTCGAAATCTGGCATGATGGCAAATGTGCCTGTGTACTCAATAGTTTGCTCAATGATTGCATACCGCTTCTCGTTTGCAAGCTCCAGCCAAATACCGTAGTCAACGCCATGAGCCAGTACGAGTTTGTAGCCGGTGGCCAACACCTCATACGATCCATTGAGTCGCCTACGTGCTTCACCTGTTCTATCAGTCCACCGGGCATTTACCTGCGCATCAGTTTGAAGCTGGCTAGCATATTCGCCGGCTTTCATTTCCATAGCCACATCGAATTTGCTCCGCATGCTCTCCAAACCTTTTGCCAACTTTGACGCATCGAATTTGAAACCAGACTCAGCCATTCTGTACCACTTCCAATGATATATCGATACACACACTTTGCATACCAAGATTAGCCGGATCCACAACCCTGTACCGTACGCCCTTGTATGTTACCTCGTCATTCATTTTGACTTTGGAGCCATCCGCAGGCATGCACAGGATCCTAGGTTGCGGCTCAGTACGCGTCACAGTGCCTTCACTCGTGTTGAATGATACCTGGGAATTCACCTCATGGTATGCACCACGAATACGGATTGACTGTGGCGGGTGCTCCGGGTCATCTCTGATCGGCTCGTTGTACTTGTTCAGCTGGAATCTTTCGAAGGCAAATTCATCACCGTACAACTTAATAAAGCGACTGACCTTATTAAGCTGGAAACTTGTTCCACGCCCCATAAGGTCAGCCACCTTTCAGTGTGCCGGAATTTGACGGCCTATATTTACTTGCCAGCCTTCTGAAGTAGGCCGATGTGTCTGCTGCCGATATGCCACTTATACTCAGTGTAGTGTCTTCAGCCTTAACCAGCAAACACTGATATATGGCTGCATCTACGTCGCCACCGTTTTCTTCGATATAGAACGACAAATCCGAGTCATCAAAAAACGGTACGTCAGATTCTCTCAGAATCCTCTTCATTCTTTCGATATCTGTCATACCATCCTCACCTCACTGGGTTACTGCTGGAACATAGACTTGATCAGATCTTTCACCTCGTTGACACTCTTCGCACCAGTGGTGTCGATGCCCTTGGTATCAACGAAGCGCTTCACCTCGTCTTTGGTCCACTGGGAGATCGGCTTCTCCATAAGCTCGGCAACAAAGCGTTCATCTTCACTGGGAGCCTTGCCGACACCCTTGTGCTGGCCAGCCTTCTTCGGTTTCGGCACGATGCTGTAGCCCTGCCCCTCGAAGACAGTGTTATAGGCACCCTGCGTCACCTGAAAGATCTCCTTTTCGTCTTTCGACTTAATGGTTACCATTTTGCTTGCTCCCTTCTTCAGATCATTCCGGCTCGGTGTCCATGATATACACCTGGTCGGCCATCGGGAAGTCGGGCAGGCAGATCATGGCGACGATCGTCTCAACCTGAACGGGGTCTTCCTTCTTCACGGAAGTGATCGAAACGCCAGCGTCAACGATGGACACATTGGCAGCGCCAGCGGACATCAGATCGCTCTCGGCCGGAGTAGTACCGAACCACGTCTTGCCGAGTGCACCGTCGGGGAACAGTACCAGAGTGTCAGCCGGCATATACGGGGTGACGGCACCCTTCTCGTCCTTGTACCGCTTGGAGTTGACACGAATGTCGATCTCCAGCTGGTCCACGATATACTGGTGCAGCTGCTTGTCCGTAATGGCGCCAACGCCCTGGGTCAGGACGAAGATGTCCTTCTTGATCTTCTCGTTGTTCCGCAGATTGCGCCAGACCTTCTGGTCACACATACCGCGAGTGACAACGGTGCCAGTCTCGTCCTGAATCTTCTCCTTCGCAACACGGATGTCCTCCAGCGGGTCGGCAGCGGACAGATTGGACCAAGCAGTGGCTGCGTCGCCCTTGTGCTCCACACCGTAGTCGAAAGTGAACGCCTGGCCGTTGCTGGTCATGGAAACCACACCAGTAGTCAGAGCCATCATGCGCATCCGCTCACGAGTGGCGGCAGCAGCTTCCAGCAGCTCCGTCTGGTCGTCGAAGATCTTGTCCATCACGGCATCGATGTAGCCCTGAATGCCGGACTCCATCACCATGTTCAGTTCCTGCCGCATCTCTTCATCGATATACTTGGACTCTTTGAAGTACGGCATGTCCGCACTCAGCTTCTCAAAGCCAATACGCGGACGGGGGACGGCAGCGACGTCAAAAGCGGAAGTCTTCAGTACGACCGGCAGGCCCTTGGAGCCCTTCAGCCACTTCAGATTGAGGCCACGCTTCTTATCATTGGGGAACAGCTCTTCACAAGGATACGGGTCACGATCCTGAGACAGTTCCGTCCAGTAAGAAGCCAGACCCTGGGATGTTACCAGATCGAAAATAGTCATGCTATATTATCCTCCTTCATTTATTTGTGTTGTCCGCCGATTACAGCTTTGCAAAGACAATCAGCGGAGATACGCCGGTGGCACCGGCAGCAGTGGTGATCAGGCTCTGGACATCGGAATCACAACGATTCACGTTCACGAAACCGAAGATCAGGGCGGTACCGTTGGCCTTGCCAGCAGTCACGTCCACGTCGTGGAGCAGGACCGCATTCATGGCGGTGCTGTCGTTAGCCTTCACGACATCGGCCTGCAGGTTGTTCAAATCGACTTTGATCGGCGTACCAGCCTTCGCAATCTTGCTCGTACCAACCACGACGCCGAGCGACTGCGGCACAACGCAGCCAACGGAAGTCTGCTTGTCGACATCAAAAAGGATCTGCCGGACGTTCATATAGCTGTTCTTGGTGATACCAGACTTGTTCAGCATTGTCTCTTACCTCCTTTGGAAATTAGCCCCAGAAGCTCTTCTTGCCAGTGTTCCGGGCTTTGCGCTGGGCAGCCAGCCGAGCGCCGATATTCTGCTCTTCTTTCTTGGACGCTGCTTTGCTCTTGACACTGGAGCCCGTCCCTTTGGTACCAACCTTATTGGCACCAGTCCCCTTCTTGTCATCGTCGTCTTCAGGCTGCTTGCCAAACCAAACGGGGTATTTGGTTTTCACTTCGCCGACGAGGGTGCTGACGTCGCTGTCTTCCTCAGCCTTGCTCAGAGCAAGCGTGACGATATCATCGACGTACTCGGCCTGTGCGCCCTGCTGCATTGCCTCAGCTTTTGCCTCGGCGACAAGGGTACGGTGCTCAAGCTCCGCCATATGGCCATCGTCTTCAGGCTGACTACCAGACTTGCTCTTCATTACGCTCTGAAGCAGGCTGATGGTCTTGGTGTCCTTCGGATCAATACCAAGCTCGCGCAGCACGGCGTTGCGGCCCTGCTTCTTCTCACGAGTCATCATCCGAGTGACTTCGTCCTGGGTGAACGTGCGGGGCGACTTTTTCTTGCCATCGCCACCGGCAGCACCGTTACCGCCTTCGTCGCCACTGGATCCATCGGCGCCGTCTTCAACGCCCTCAGTACCCTCGATACCTTCGGTGTCTTCGATGGGCTCTTCAACCATGCCATCTTTCTTTTCTTCAATTGCCATAATCTTCTCCTTTTCTTATCCATGATGTACTCATGGTAGTTTGATGTGATTTTGCAAATCTTTGCACTAGTTTATTTTAACAGCGTACCCACGCATCGTGATCTGTTGTAACATCGAACGTGTTCTGCTTGACAAACGCCAACTCGTACGTTGTTTGGCGATCAGGCAAATGCACAACTACACCCGAATACTCCTTCTCAAGGTCGTTCCTGATTGCGCTCAGGTCGCGGTTGATGCGATGGTACTTGGCCGATTGTTTTCTAACGCTATGCCCTTGCTTCTTAGCCTTTGCGGTAGCAGCAAGCACCTTGGTCAGATCCGAAAGAAGCATTTGCGTTCTTACATCGTCAATCTGGACGAAGTGCGTGTGCCCACATTTCGGGCAGTCGAAATATGTCAGCCATATTGACTTCCCACTTGGCATGTCGATTTTACTTTTAACCACTTCGCTCGGTCCCAACTCCAAAGTGCTTTTGCACTCAGCACATTGAGCAAAAAATTGAAGCATTGTACGTACCTCTTTCTTTGTCGTCAGTTCCATACGGAGCTGCAATACGTTACCGCGGTGCGGCCTTCCAAGTAGTCTTCGTTGCGCAGCCGGTTGCAATATGGCTCATTTGCATTGAACAGAACTACACGGAATACCAAATAAGCGATAACGGCGGTCCGCAGAACACGAAGTAACCTTTTTGTTTGTTTGCCCTCCTGGGCTTGTATTTGCACTGCAATCTTTAAACGGCCTTCTGGCCCTATGCTATATTATACTACATAACAACGCAAAAGTAAACAGCTTATTGAAAATTTTTACCTAAGTACATGGCGTAGCTTCGTTGCTTTTGAAACTTTTTTTACCACGTCTCAACACCCTCTTGCTTCAACATGCACGCCAGATCCTGTTTGACTCGCCGCGCAATCCGGCTGACGGTTCCTTGTGCTACTCCAAGCTCTTCAGCCAATTCATTTTGGGTTACGCCCTCGATGCACACACGCTTGAACACATACATCCTGTCTACTTTTACCCCATTGTATTTGCCTTGCAGCTCATACTTGCGAGCCAACCTGTCCAGCGTTTTACGGATCAAGGTGGATTGCTCATAAGCACAAACGAAGTCTGAGCCATCAGGCACCAGATCCTCAATACAACGCCCGTCCGTACCCGGCACAGGATCACTCAAACTGACAATAGTGACATCATTGCCACTACGCTGTGTGCGGCCCTTACGCTTTTCCATGAAGCATGCACTCCACATGCATTTCATAGCATAGGTAGAAAACTTAACGCCACAGTTGGGATTGTACGTCCGCACTGCGTTGCACAACCCCTCGGCCATCACACCGTAAAAGTCTTCATATTCGCGCGGGATGCAATATTTCTTCAACGCAGCGTAGATCAAGCCGCAGTTGTCTTCCACCACTTTGCGTTGTTCTTCCGTTAAGCTACATGCACCCATCCTTTTCTCATTTGTAGTCATATTGCCCTCGCTTACTGAACTATACCAAGCTCAATGTATTTGGATACCACATTGTCAAGTACACGACGCACTTCCAGATCCAGTGCATTGACAAGCTCAGCCGGGATGGCGTCAAAGCCATAATAACACCCGGCAATGGATCCAGCAACAGCTCCGACAGTATCGGCATCACCACCGTCATTCACTACACCAATAATGCAATCAGCAAAATTCTTGGTCCGAGCAAACCAATAGCAAGCACCGTCCAGCGTCTCGTAAGCAGCACCGCCATTGTTTCGATGGAACTTCACCGTCCGATCCACCTTGCCTTGCATCGCCATTTGAAGTACGTTGCAGTACTTGCGGATTGCCTGGTCACAAACTTTATTGTTGTGGGTCAATCTCCCTTGGGCCACTGCATACTCCTCGCCAACCAACGCTGCCGGCAATGCACGCATCAAACTTCCATTGCCGTATGCATACTTGTTGGATGCTGCGCGATACCACAAGCCAGTCCAAGCGTCACCGGACATATCGTTGAATCTGTACTTGCAAAACAAGCTCAATACTCTTCTGCACTGATTACCAACATCGATTGGGTCACAAGCGTACCAGGCAAGGAACCTGTTTCTGCAATGAGCCAGGAACTCGCCCTCATCAATATGCTTAGATGCGCCATCGTCTTTTACACTGGATAAAATGGCACTTGCAACACACATCGACATTTGTGTATCATCGGTCACGGCACCTGGCTCAATACCCAGCCAGCCGCCACCGACGATCTTGGTCACGCCTTCCGCTCCGTATTTCTTGCGGATCTCCTTTGCGCTCATGAACTCTGTTGTGGCACCCATCGCATCGCCAATAGCCAGACCGTAGAATGCACCTTTTACCTTGTTTAACTTTTCACTGTTTGTCATCTGACGTCTTACTCCTTTACATATTCAGAACATTCTTTAGCTTTGCCAAACACAATATCCAGCGGCTTGCCACCGGGATATGCTTCGCATCTGGTTGCATTCGCAGGAATCTGTGCATCGTTGAATCTCTGCAAACAATCGACACACACCATATTGGCGTTGCATACACCTACACACGCCTTCGATTCGCTTTCGATTCTCTCTTTCAGACCAGCCATGTCAACACCTCCTTGCCGTCAAGTATATTGTACTACACTATGCACAAAATGTCAACATCGCTTAGCTGAGCTTCGGCGGATCCGCACCAATGATTTCCATATACACACGAATGCTGGAGTCTTTGTGCCGATCGGATTGCTCAACTTTCAACACCCTCACTTGCGTGCCTGCATTCAACAGGAACTCACCTTCGCCAGTACCATATTCGCTGATGGACATTACCGAAGAACCCTGCGTACCCTTCGGAGCATACAAAATTACCTCCACGTTGCCATCGAAACCGCGATCGTATATCGAAGACGTGGAAGTGAAACCACTGTACGTACCGATATGGCCTGCAAACATCTTGTTCAGCTCCTCAACGGACTTACCATACAGGCTGCTTTTGTTTGTCGCGAAATTACCCTGCATCAAGCCAGCCAGGTCACCAAGGTCTGTACCACGTCGGAGAACCAGATCCTCTTTCGAAGCAACCTTCTTCAGACCTGCTATTGCATTCAGCATAGCATTGTATTCGCTGTCCGACAAGTCAGACATTTCGCGTGCCTTGTCAGGGCTCATACCTGCAGCCAGATACCGTAGATACCCGTTCATGCTTTCATACGAGCTACCCGTGTACATGATCAATCCGTTCTTTTGCTCTTCGCTCATGGACACGAAGTTGCTCTCCTCGGTTGACAGCATGTGCTTTTCTGTTTGACCCTTTGCCTTGTCGATCCATCCAGCAACCGATGGCTTGGGCGATTTCTTGACTGCGGTCTTCTTTGTTTTAGGAGCCTGACCAGGTTTCGGTTTGTAGATATACTTTTCGTACCACTTTTGCCACGTCAATCCAGACTCAGTCTTTAGCTTCATCGCCTCAGACCGCGCCTCTATACTGAGCTTGGAATACCAATAGTTGAACTTGGCACCGCTAGACGTTCCGTACTTCTCTGCGAAGTTGATACTGGCTGAAGCAACGCTAGGCTTTTGCACTGTTATGCCAAACATGCTATTCACTTGCTGGACCATCTTTGCACGGCTTGGCTCGCCAGTAATGGGGTCTACAAAATCACCTGGATCCAAACCAAACCAATCGTCCGTTATAAGGTTGTAAAACAACTCGTAGTCACCCATTGCCAAAAGCTGCTCACGGGTGTAGTATTCACCACCAGCCATTGCAATCTTTTTGTCCTTTACATCACTGCTGGCCATGCCCAACTTCTGAGCGTATTTATCAAGAGCAGGATCACTCTTGCCATTTACCCAATCGGCCAAACGCTTGTTGGTGTCCTTATCGTAAACCGGCTCCAAGATGCACATGCCATTCGGATGATCCATTGGCACTTCATTCTTGTCATACAACCGGCCATTGCGCTCCATGCAAATTGGGCACACCCTGCTTCCAGTCGAATGCCATTTGATCTTTTGCACAAGTGGGTTATCCTTGTTCACTGCAACCATCGTTTGTTGGTATGCATGTTGGGATAACGTTCTAGCCAACCGCTGAGCATTGTAGTCCACCTTCTTCGGATACACATGGTACGTCTTCTCTTTACCAGTTACTTTGTCAACGCTCTTGAAGGTGTAGTTCCAAGGCTTCTTTGCACTTGGTCTGACGTATTGCTCTAGGTCCTTTGCAATGTCATATACACTCTTGTTCTCAGCAATACCACCAGCGACCATTTCGTATGCTTTGCTAAGTGTATCTTCGTTATCACCCCAGATGCTCTTGGCAAGGCTCCAACCACCTTCGTATACCTGACCAGTAATGATGTTCTGCACAATCTCTGTCGGCACACTACTGAACGCGGCTGAGATACTGCCCTCAGGAAACCCGAGCTTTTCCATCCATTCTGCATTGCTAGCTACAACAGCTTGCGAGGCGCGAGCCATGCTTTGCTTTACGGAACTGTTTACCGCATTGGCTACTTGCTGTCCAGCTTTTCGTAATGCTCCTTCGAGCTGCGTTATTTGCTGGGCCTTCAGAGCCGAACTAGGGCTCCTAGGCCCTGCATACTTCTTTGCCTCCTCGGCCATCTTGTCTGCCCACTTCTCATACAGGGCAGCAATTTGCTTTTGCTGAGAGGTCACAACGGCCTTGTGAGCCTGCCCTGCATCTTTGAGAGTTACTTTGGTACTCATGCCATTGTCACCTCCAGTATCCTACACAGTTCCTGTTTCAACTTACCCGTACGAAATAAAAATAATCGTTGTAGTACCATCCTTATGTGATGATGTGCTGTGCCAAAGGCCAGTGCGGCAGCACTTCACCGTTTGAAAGTCTCATCGTATCACCTCATCATTGTCCATCACCAGCGCCTCGATGTCCAGCCCGCCGTGCCAGGTCTTGCCGCCGCCATTTTCAGCGTTTCCGCCTGTGTGGCACTGCCTGCAGCGGCAACAGCACTCGCGGCAACAGCGGTCTGCTTGCTTGCAACATCAGCCTGCATCTTCTCGATTGTGGCAATGTTTGCGGCAACGCTCTCATCAGCCGCCTTTTTGGCAGCGCTTGCAGCCTTGGCAGCATCTTTCGCCGCATTGCTTGCACTCTCTGCAGCCGCGGTTTCGCCGGCCTTTGCAGCCATTGCCGCAGCCTGCGCATCATCGCTGGCCGCCTCTGCCTCTTCTTTGGCAGCAAGCGCGGCCTCTACATACGGCCTGACCTTGGCAGCATCTGTCGCGCTCTTTGCCGCTTCATCTTCAGATGCCTTCGCTGTGGCTGCGCTCTGTTTGGCTGCATCGGCGTATTCGCCTATAGTGGCTTCTGTCTGGTTGATTTTTTCAAGCAACTGTGCATACAGGTCAGGCGTAGGCGGAACAGGCGTCGCACCATCAGAATGGAAGCCACTTTCCTCAATGATATCAACAAGGGGGGCTAGTCGTCCCACGTACCGCCTGCCCGGCTTCGTAGCCAAACACGCTAACGCTAAACTCACCAGCTTGCGTCTCATTGGGCAGCTTGCACTTGCCGTCAACCAGTGCTTTGTTGTAACACCTGTCATTTTGTGCAAACTGGGCTACACACTGAAGGTTGCCCACTCGCTAGGCAGTTGGAAAACTACTTCCACAAAATCAACGCTATCGGCTGCGAGCTTACAGTTCCTATCATATTTGATACACGACTGACCGGACACTGCAACGCCATACGTCATTAGACCATACCTCCTTCCATGTCGTCGTTTATAGCACTATACGGATCTCCACCAGACTGAGGGAAAGCTGCGTCCTCAAGTAGCTGGCGCTCCAATGCAATCTGTTGCAGTTCATCCTGGACCTCAGTGTCAGACAAACCACGCCACTTCTTCATATACGTTTTGCGGCTCATTGTTTGTGCTGTAACTTCAGCCAGATCCAATTGCTTCTCTTCCTCCTCGTCTTCCTGAATCGGAACGTTCTGAATAACCTCTACCTCATAGTCAACAGGAACAAGAGGCCGATTGGTGTACTGAGTGATACAATTGGGATACACCTTGGATCCTTCGATGATGATTTCCACCACATTCCGGATCTGAGGGCCCCACGACTTCATCTTCTCTTTGCAACGAACGATCAGCGGCCAGTAAATAGCCTTCAGAGCTTTACCGCTGGTAATACTACCAACCATTGTCTCCAGATTGATGTTCGGGACATCCACCTGATCGTAGCTTGCAGTCTTCAAGCGATCCAGAGTAGCAGACAAGCTGTCGCTGTACGACATCGTACTTTCCAACACGCCAACCTGAGGACTGGACTCATCAAGGTTCTGGTCACTGATCAAGTCCCAATAACTACCTGCAGAACGAGACAAGTTCTTCGTAGACTTGTGGTCCATATCAACCGTATACACAACGGGGTTCATGTTCTTCCGTTCTGCATCGATATCACCACAAGCAAGTTTCGAATACCACTGATCAAACGGAGCCAGCAATTCGATCTCGCTTTCACCGTTCTCGTCTCCAGTCAGACCATCATTCAAAACAATGGCAACGGGAATGCGATTCAGCAAAGTAGCTTGGTATGGAGTGATGTCCTCATCGATCTGACGCCCTGCTCCATCGTACAGCTTTTCCTCCAGATATACAACACCATCATCCTCCAGCACGAACTTTTTCTTGAAGATGCGCTTGTTGTTGAGATTGATGCTATCGCGCTGAATGATGAAGCATACGAACTTGGTAACGATGTTCGGATTGCCAGGCTTCGTCTCGTAGATGAACTGAGTGCTCGGCAGACACGTAACTGATACTCCATCTTCTTCATTGAAGTTAACCAGCCATGCAACACGCTTACCAATCAAACAATCCTTCATGCCCTTTACCAAAGCACTTTCGAAATTGTTCTTTGTCAGTATCGTATTCACAACATCGTTGTACGTGGTCAAGTTATTCTTCGCTTCCTCGGTCACCTTACCAACATCAGCTTTCGGCACAATCTGGACATCAGGCTTCTCAGCGAACATGAACCGTGCTTCCTTGTTCACCAGCGACGCAGCCAGCTTGTACCTCAACGTAGACGGCGTATAGTCGCCCTTCGTGCCATCAGCGGTGAACTGCTTGCCCTCTCTGTACACCTTGTAGTAACCACAGATCTGCTCCAGCTCGGCCAACGTGTCCTGAGATGCACCCCCAACCTCCTCACTAATCAAAGCATACGGTATTGCGCTATACGCTACACACACCTGAGGACCATTCTCCTCACGCGCAACCTTTGCCTCTTCAGACATGGACATGAAACTCTCCTCCTTTCTTTATGGTATATACTTTTATAACACGAGCACTTCGTAATGCACTATTTATCAGCCTGCTTGGCTGTTGAACTCGCGGTCTTTCAAATCCGCAACGGTAACACCATCCAATGCATACCACAATGCACTGAACGTATGAGGGTCAATGTTGAACTGATCGTATATCACATTACCCTTAGGATCTTTCTTGTACGTCAAGTCCTTCAGCTCGCGGATCGTATTCCTGCATTTAGGACTGACCACAATCTTGGCAAAGCGTTTGAGCTTTCTTGTGTTGGACAAACGAGAACCTGCAAACTTCTTGCAACCTCTGATTTTGAAACCGCATTGGCGATAATACTTGATCGCCTTCGGATCCTCACAGTCAGCAACAAGCATCTTGTTGTAGTTCTCAAGTGCATTCAGCCTCTTGCGTAGCGCTTGCATTTCAGGCTGATTTGCAAACTCAGGATCAGTCACATGGTTCATATATATCTCGTCCCAAATATACAGAACACTGTTTGCAGTATCGACCGAACAACTTACCACAGCATTGTAACTGGTTTCAAAACCAAAGTCGAAACCAAAGTACTGATGCTCTGGACCAAGTTTGTTGACCTCCTCTATGAACTTGTTTGCATTCTTTGCAACAACCAGCTGAGGCAGCACACGCATACCTGCAGGACCAAATCGTCCCCATCTTGCAACCAAATACAACGGATAGTCGTAACGCCGCAAGTTGTCCAAACGCTTGATGTATGCAGCAGGCAGCCACGGGTTATCGTCAGGAGTGGAGTGGTGATAATACACACCATTCTTTACGATGCACTTCTTCTCGTACAAGCGCTCAGCATCCACAATTACATCTTCACGACCTTCATCAGTCAACTTCGCAAAGAAGTGACGGTAAGGCCAGCTCTCTCTGGATACCGGGTTGAAACTGAGAATGAAATGCATCGACACATCCGGCGTACGAATACGGCCAGTCAACTCTTTGTAACCGTCATACTTAACTTCGGGCGCTTCTTCAACCCACACGATTGATACACCATTGATGGACTTTACCTTGTCCGGCTTATCCATACCTTTGAATATGATCTTGGATCCATTCGGAAATATGAATTGCATTGGGCTGACCTTCTCAACCACCTTTGTCTTTCGACTGCGGGGGTTGGCAGGATCTGCAAGCAGATTCATACTATCCAGGATCTCACGTATCAAGTCAAACGTACTATCGTGGATAGTGTCATAGACTTCACGAACGACGAGCGCCTTCCGCTTTTCCTGAAGCAACTTCAGAATCAATTTGAAAGCAATGTGATACGATTTGCCGGAACCATATCCACCAAACACCACATACGTCTCGTAATCCCAGTCGAACACGAAATCCTCAAACGCTGGGGAAATTTGCTTAACGATCCTCATCGTTATCCTCCCAGTCGTCCGGCCAGTAGTCCAAATCCTGTTCAGGTTCGGGAGCCGGCTGTTGTGCCTTCTTTGGCTTTACCACAACCTGCTCATTCACCTTGTCCTCACTGTCGTCCTTTGCAGCACGGGTAACTGTAACCTGAATGCTACTGTCTTCGTCCGTCAGCTCGACTAGCTTGTCACGATTGCGTTTCCACCGGTCAGGCAGGCGATTGTACAACCACACTTGGCATGCGGTGACATTGGGCGCTACGTCTCTTGTCAACGTCTCACGTGTGGTGGTCACTACATCACCACGTTTGCGATCTGTCTCAATGACCACCCGGGTCTCTTTCGCTTTATACCCAAGTGCAGCTTTCAGCAGAGCATTCTCCACTTTGTAGTCTACAATTTCTCTGCCCTTGTTTAACGCCTCGTTGATTTCAGGATGCTTCTCACGCCACATAGAAAGTGTGCGTGTGGTGATACCAATCTTATCAGCTATGTCTTGATACGTATAACCGTCACGGGACCAACACTCCAACAGCATCAGCTTATCTTCGTCGAGCCATTCGAGCGATTCCACTTTGTATGGCCCTCTACTAGAAGCCATTGTTGTGTTCCTCCTTTTGCTTGTAATAACACAAATAAGCCTAGAGCAGCTCTCACTGCCTAGGCTTTACTGATCCTCTAGAACATTCCTATTCTGAAGTACTTATGTGGATAAATTCACATTCGTTTTATACTTTGATTAGGACACCTTGCATCTGGTCAGTTCGGTCTGCTTCCAGCCATTATATTCACTGCGGTTCTTAACGGTACCAACAAGCCCGCGAACGTTCTCCACATCCAGGCCCTTGCTAGTTTTCCACGTGAACACATATCCGTTAGCAGAAACGAACTTGTACAGATACGTGGTACCGTATTGGCTGTCCCAGGACGTCAGCAGTTTGCAACTCTTGCAATCCACTGCAACCCTATCGCCAACACAACCAAACCAAGCATTCTGCAGCGTGGCATTCTCCTCTTCCTGCATCCGCTTTTTGTTTTGGCGCTCTACCTCTTTGTCGTAGCAGGCAACAGCGGAGCAAACGATCCCAATGTCGCGCCACGAACAGAACTCTTTGCCAACCAGTGCCTTCAGATTGCTGACATAGCCAAACTGTGTTTCCATACCGGAAACGTACTTAACGATTTCATTGGCCTTCTCGTTGTTGCCCTCGCGGCCAAAGTTGAACCCGTCTTCATTGCACCGCTTGACCACTTCTGCGTTCCTCGACAGCATACCACAAACCACTGATTTGGTAGAGTTGCTGTTGGTGTTGCCGTACTCATCATGCGACTTAACATATCCATACACATTTACAGACTCAACCGCATACTGCAGAACTTCAACAACAGGATAGTAGCGGCAGCACCTAAAATCGCCTACATCAATGCCCTTGCCACTAATCAGTTCATCAAAGAACGAGATATACTGGGCAACCGCAGATGCATCCAGGCCACCAGTAAAATCCTTCAGGCAACTTCTACCAACCTGCTTGAACTCACCAGTTACGGTATTGCGAACAATATACGTGTCCTTGCGACGGCGGTTGGATCCACAATGCTCACACACTGGCTCTGCGGTATAATACCGTTCCGGGATGGTGTACTCAGTCTTAAACGACCGAATTACATTGACGGGCGACTCATGCTGAACAGTGGCCACAAACTCCCAATCATTCAGCTTAGCCACACCCTCTGCCTCAACCAGAATGAATCTGCCAGTTGCTAACTCGCCATTGAGGCCGTGCACCGTTTCGTAGGTCTCACCAATCTTCTGATAGTGGAACTCACAGCCATACTTGCTGCACTTTGCCTCAATTCTTTTCAGCTTCTTCTCCAGGCGGTCCATGTTGGCCTCAAAGATCTCATACACCATCTTGCGTTCCTCCGAACTCTTTATTCGGTACTCTTACCGTGCTATTATTATCACTGATTCACACCAAAAAGTCAACAGGCAACAGGGGGATCAGATATTTTATTTGGATTTAATTGATATCGATTCTTGTGGATCCACCATAGCATTTAATCTCCGCAACAGAAACGCGCCAAATTTCGTTTATTTGGATTAGCCTGGGTTCTTTCCCTACTGATTCCTCAAAACGAAATTTGACGCGTCTTTGAAGGTGTTATGCGGATCCGTCTTCTTTGTCGAGTAACATCCCTTTGCGCTCCAAGTAATCCTCAACGTCGGCGACATACAACATCATTTCCTGCACACGGCTGGTCTCAATTGAAACCTCGCCATCCGCTGACACTTGGGTGAACCTCTTCGCGGGTACCGGAATAGACTGCCCCTTCCCAATGCTAGATGCATACCACTTCGCACAGTACAAACTGAACTGTACGCAGACGATCAAAAACACCTGCAATACAACAGGTACTCGAAGCGACAGCTTGGCAACCACAAAGCACGCGAGCGGTAGCGATGCACCAAGAAGAACTGACACCACATACATATTGCTCTTAACGAAATACTTGATTTCGTTGTATAACATACGGATCACCAATATCACCCCTTTGACAGGATCCTACGAAGGTTTTCTTTGTAGAACAGTTTCTTACTTCTCAAAGCATCTTCCATTCTTTTTTCGAATGCTACCAAGTTACACGCATTGCAATTGCAGTTCTCGTTGGCAAAAAAGCTCTTATGGAACTCCTTGCAAATTTTGCAATGGCGATCCTGAACCTCGCTTACTTCCAAGTGTGCGAACAATGTCACTGCAATAGTTGGAGATTGTTGTTCGGTGTCTACATCAACTGTGTACGACACATCTTTCAATTCATCTTTGCAGATAACGTATTCGCCAATCCACTCCAGCGCTTTCTCTTTTGCCTCTTGCAAGCTCTCCCCTGAGAACCTCTTTCTCATAATTGGTTCGGAATACTTTATCATTGTGACCACCAAATCAAGCCATACGCTTTACAGCGTCCACTTGCTCCTTTGCCAAACAATCTACGCGCTCGTTGAAAAAGTTTCCTGCGTGACCTTTCACCTTGGTGAACTTCATCTTCACATTGGCGATTTTGATTGCACCAAACAGCTGAAGAAGTTCTTCCCACAGGTCGCGGTTCTTGACTTCGCCACCCTTGGCCGTCCTCCAGCCACACAGTTTCCACTTGATTGCCCATGCGCCGTTGATCGCGTTGACCACGTATGCACTATCGGACAGGATCTCAAACTGTGTGTCCGGGGTGCTGGCGAAGTTGGACATCAAGTACGACAGCGCCTCAACAACCGCTTTCAGCTCCATCCGGTTATTGGTGGTGTCCGGCTCGCCACCTTTCAGCTCAACGGTTTTATCGTCCGCGCAAACAAGTACCGCCCAACCACCAGGACCAGGATTGTTGCTGCACGCACCATCCGTATAAACTCTTACACGCAATGCACTTCACTCCTTTCTTTCAATATGCCCTTCTTGACCAATGACCAAATGCAGATAGCTGCTTTGCACATAACTTCGTACAACGTGATACCGTATACCGTTTGCAATAGCCTGGCACCTTCGCCACCATCGTCTCTCAAGCTAATCGTATAGCGCATGTTCTCGTCATCATGGGAAACAAAGATCCACGTGATGTCCACTTGGTACTTGTTCAGCATCAGTCTCAGCACCTTTTCGATCTTTACCAGAGGCACATCTTCACCCATGTCCACTTTAGAAAACGGTTTCATCTTCCTCAGTGCCTTTTGGATCGTTCGGCGATTCTCAGCCACTCTGCAATCCAATTGCAATAACTGGTCTGTTGTCATTTTACCACCTATACAACAAAAGTGGCCGCCCACCAGTTTTACCAACCAGCAAGCGGCCACTCCTTTCTTACTTATCGATTACACCAGACAGAGGGGGGTCAGATATCCCAATCCTCGTCGTCGTCCTCTTTGGCGGGCTTCTTGCTGCCGGACTTCTTGTTGCTCTTCGGCTTCTGCTCGGGCTCCTCGTCGTCACCCCAGTCGTCATCATCGCCACTGGCGTCCTCGCCCTGGGCCTCGTCATCCTTCTTCAGCAGATCGATGTAGTACTTGGCAGGCTTCTTCGGAACAGCTTTCAGGCCTCGCTTCTTGCACTCCTTGAACAGCTCCATCGCGGACTTGCCCTCGTACGGATCCTTTTCGGAGTCGGCCTCGTCATCGCCGTCGTCTTCCGGCTCAGCCTCAGCAGCCTTCTTGCTGGATTTGGCGGTCTTCTCTTTGGCCTGCTCTTCCTCAGCCTCATCGGCATCGTCCTCGTCAGACTCGCCGCCACCGCTCAGGGCATCGATGTAGTAGGACTTCGGCTTGCCGTACTTGCTGACCTTCAGGCCCTTCTTGATGCACAGGTTGTACAGCTCCTTGGTGGTCTTGGTGGACAGGTCCTCGTCGCCAGCATCGGTGGCCTCATCGGTGGCCTCGTTGGCGTCATCCTCATCATCGATGTCCTCATTCGCCTCACCGGCGGCATCGCTGCAGGCTTCCAGCAGGGCCTTGTTCAGCTTGTTGGCAGTGATGTGTTCCGGCATCGAAGTAGCGAACGCGACGAACTCATCACCAGCCAGAGCGATCAGCTTGGAAACGTGGGCCATCAGCAGGGGATAGCGCTTGCCGATCTCGACCATCAGTTCGCGATTAGTGCCGTCCGCATACGCCTGGACGACCTGGGCAAAAGTGTAGTTAGTTGCCATGATACATTCTCCTTTGTTCTCGATTGTTGTTTTATTGATAACCCATATTGGGTCGATCCTAAGTGTGCCGTGTACAGGATTCGAACCTATGCCCCTGGTAGTGTGCTTTTCATGCTTACACCATACTGTCTCCGCCAGTGTCTTGACCTCTTGACCAACACAGCATATAGATGGGGCCTTTGATACTATCGCCGGTCCCATCAAAAATCAACCAACACAGGCAGCTTCTACGATGCGGCTGACCATGGTCGGCTTATCGTAGATCCGGTACCACCCCTTCACGTGGTAGGACTTCATAACGCGGATCAGTACTTGGCGACCATACGCCATCAGAGCCTCAACAGCATACTGCCGGGTAGCAGTTTCCAAGACCGCCTCAACTTTGGCCACGTCCACCTCAATGTTAAGGTTGGACCCTTCGGCAGACTTCTTGGCTGTCTTGGACTGAGTCATCTTGTTCTCGTACATGGCGTCAATGACCATGCCGGACAGAACGTCGCGCTTGTACTTCTTCGCGTTCTTGATCCCCAAACATTTGGCTGCCTGCCGCATCTCGGCTACAGTCATCTTGTTGACCTGCTCGGTCAGGGCGGAACGAATAGCGGTGTTGTTGATCTTTTTCATTTTGCATGCTCCTCTCTAGCACTTATCAGAAATACTTGGTAATGAACTCCTCGCTGGAGAGAGTCGGTTGGTCTTGGTTACACCTGAGGTTACCTTTCGCAGCTATTTAGTTCACCATTCACTTTGAATGGATATCACTCAGTGAGCATTCTGTTTTATCCTCAGTAGTGTTCCCTTGACTGTGCCTTTATTATACAGCGACCAACAGCAAATGTCAACAGGGAAACAAAGAAAAGTGCACCGATACATAACATTTGCTGTTTTGTACCAGTGCACTTACTCACATTTGATCTACTTGTGCAATATCATCACTCATAGATCCTCAACCAGGCTGTCCATCGTCCCACGACTCGGCCAACTCGTCTTCCCAATGGTCCTCACTGGCTTCTTTCAGATCCTCCTCAGACAGTACCTTGATTGCCACGTTCATCACATCCCGGATTTCCTGAAGGCCGCCGATACCGTCGACATGGAATGCACCCTTCAAGAATACGCTGGTCACATGATCGCCCTCGTGGGACTCAAGCTGCTGTGCAACAGTGATGCCGCCGTCGTTCCGCTTAGATACCACGATGCACCGCTTCTCATTGATTCTTCCTCTGGCAATCTCCTGATACTTGCCACCACTCTTATTCATACGCTCACACCTCATTCACTGTCATCGCTCTCTTCATCCTCTTCCTCAACTTCACCCTTGTACAGAACGGCAAACTCCTCGCCAGCGATCAGGCTGTTCAGGTTATCCAGCTCCACATAATCGCTCAGGCCATTCAGCTTGATGATCGACTCACCGTCGCCATCCACCTTTGCCTCTTTCAGCCGCATCATACCGAGCTTGGTAGCAGCGCCACCAGGCATCCTCACCTTCAGCTCAATGTCGTTGTTCAGCAGCTGGAGCAACTTCACCGTGTTCGGCAGCTCCGAATAGCTTGCCTTCAACGTGAGGTTGACATTGCCGTTGGCTCCAACGCTGTGGCCACCATACTTGACCACCTGACGAACTTTGATCACAGTCATTTTGCTGACCTCTCCTTTTTGTATTTGTTTTGTTGCTCCATACGGAAGCGCTCACGCGCACTCGAACTTGACCGGATCGTGTTCCTAGCTGGACAGGTCACAGCCTCTTCAAGTTCACTTTCATCAATCCCAAGAAAATCCTTGTGATCGTTTTCTCCTGTTTTGATGTACTTCTGTACCATCTCGAGGTCTAGTGGTTTAATAACCAGATACACTTGACCGTCACCAATGAATTGAATTGCAAACACCGGCACCTTGTGAGCCACCTGCGCATTGTGCTCCAGAGTGTCAAGGTCCTGTTTGTTGATTCGAATACTGGACGCATCCGTACTCTTCAACTGACAAATGAGGTCCTCACTCTGACCATCCTCCTTCACGACCCAACCGGATCCTGAGTTTGGTGTTGGCTGCAGACCAAGAGACCTCATTGTGCTTGCTTCATTCTTGCGGTACCACTTACCGGACCGCTTCATTCGACCGACCTACCTGCTGACCGTTCTGCTTGGCAACGCGGCGGGCGATGCGGCACTCGTAGCACCGCCTCGGGAGATCCAGCCCACGGCCCTCCAGAAACTCTGCTTCACCGACGGTCACGTAGAACTCCTTGCCACACTCCTTGCATATGTCATGGTGTGCAACAGCATGCTGCTGTTTGTAACACGCCTTGCACAACTTCGGTGCTTCGCCGTCATCGGGATTGTAGCTGAACGGCTTGTTGCACTTGCTGCAGTTGGTGGTGGCAGACTTCACGCGGACTTTCGGGCTGGTCATCTTCTTGTGCACATTCACCTTTTCATTGATGTTTCTCTTCTTGTTATCTTTGGCCATTGTCACGTGCTCCTTTTCTGTTGTTCAAGTACCGCCTTCGCAATTCCCAACAGGTACTTTTTGTCTGACTTGTTCAACCTGCCAAACAAATGGAAACCTGTGGATCCATCGAAGTCGTACATCACATAATTGTACCTGGTTTTCTCCAACACATCGCTACTTGCCTGGCTCTGCATCCGCAACAACTGTTGTACCACCGCTTCGTAATAGTCGTCTGAAACGCAACTTTCATTTAGCTCGTAATACATAATGCTGTATACGATTACTCGCCTTTGCAAGTAGCTTATCTTGGTTGACTCAGACCAGTATACACAAGGCATCTTATCGAACCTGATTGCATCCTCCATATCAGCCTCTCAGTTGCCTCTTTCTTCTGGATCTGTCATTGATCTTTTTGATTTCATTTGGCTGCTTGACCCTACCATTGGTGTAGCACGTTGCATTCAGTGCCTTTGTCATCAGGACATTCATGCAGGCATCACACAACGTTATGATCTCGCTACCAATCTTGATGTCGAATATATCCACCGACCGATCGATCGTTGCACCACACGATGCACAAACCGCATCAGCGTCCTTGGACACCCTCATCTTGATAGCCATTGGTTACCCCTCCAGCAGCTCATGCCAACACTTGCGGCAAAGCCCAGATGATACCTCACAGTATTCAGCTTCACCACAAAGCGATCCGACTGACGTCGCTTTGTCAGCTACCGGGCACTCTTTGGTATACCCCAATTGTTTGCAGCACGCTTCCGGTGTACCATCCATACCGTGCGGCGCCGACGAGTACTTCTCAAAGAAGTCATGCATACGCGTCTTACCACGACGCTTCGGATGCTTGTCACACCAGTCCAGCATATATGCCACTTTCGCTGCAGGCGCTTCTTCACCGTACTTAGACAGTGAAACGAACTCCAGGAAGCTGTCCGTATCCTCGATCGACATTCGCTGGCTCTCCTGCAGGAACTCCAGTGCACTCATGTCCACTTTGATCTCAGGCATTTGTTACCACCTCATTTACACATTTTGTAAGCATTCCAGCAACTTGTCAAAATGCTCATCTATTACACCTCTCAAATGGCTGTCACAGCTGGACAGGTTCATGAGAGTTGGTGCAACGATGCTTAATTGCGATCCGCTACCTATGAGCTCTACTTCTCCTGAGCCTGTCGTTATCAGCCTTCAGACGTTCAACCTGAAGCGTCAGCTTGGTTACCTGCTCCAACAGCTCGTCGCGTTCCATGTCACGCACCACTGTCGTCCACGGCCGCGAATGTACATCATCGACATAACATTTGCCACGATATGCACAAGTAGGACAGTGTTTCTTGTGTACGTCAGGTACGTCACAATAACCCTTTTCGTCCCTGGAGAAGAATTTGCATTCATTCTGGTCGTTGTTCATCTGGACCACGCCCTGTTCTGGTTCCGGTCCAACTGCATCAGCCTCCATCTGAACTACTTCTGCAAACTCTGGGCTGGACAGACTGGCCATCTCGTTGAAAAGCTCTTCACGCCGAAGCTGTATCTCTAACTCACGTAGTACTGTATTGACCGCCACTGATGAAAGTGTGCAGATCAACCTTGCGTTCGATACGTCCAACGCATCAGCAGTTGACTTGACTGCTTCTTCGACCTTGCGAATCGCTTCTTCAAGTTTGTCCATTGTCTTCACCATCCTCACGCTTCTCAGGACGCCACACAATTGTGCTATCGTCCTCAGTCTCACCGTGCATGAATATATCCATGCTCGCTTTGAACCCCCTCCTGAATCCGTCACTGTATCCAGCATTGTATGCAACGAATGCAATTACCAACGCACCGACGATCACATACCACCATTCGAACATTGGTCTGTCCCCTCTCTCACTTGGATACCTGATCGTACTCGCCAGCGTCCACTTGGATCCGTTCAGCGAGGATTGCGATGAACTCGCTGCTGGTTGCTTTGCCCTTACGGCAACTGTAGCACCATCCGAAGTACTCGGCGATCTGCTCAGGATCCATGTTGTCGAATGCAACCTCAGTTGCATGGCGGATGTTACGCTCGACACGAGAAGCGGTAGTATCACACATTGCAGCAACGTCAGGGTACAGACGCTTGGTCATCTGATCTATATACGTCCGATCGTTCAGCACAGCGTTGATCGCAACCTTCAGGTACTCATACCCTTTGATACTCGCCGGCACACCAACGTCCCTCAGGACCTCGATGATCTTCTTGGTGTAGTTGTTGTAGTTGTTTTCCATTTTGCATTTCTCCTTTTACTTGTTGTATACCAAACAGCCACCGAAATGGCTGACGGAACTTAGTAGCAGATTTCAGAAGCGATACGCTCGAGCGCTTGCTGGAGAGTAGCAGGCTCACACTCGCCATAACCGAGATCGATGTAAACCTTCTCACCATCGACAAATGCGATCACATCACTACGTTCAGTGCTAGGCGCTTCCAGACAGAAGCAGTATTCGTAATCGGGCAGTCGTCCTCGTCACAACCCCACGTCTCAACAAACTCCTGCTTGGTGGCCTTAACGACCTCGTATCGAATGCCGTTGACCGCAACACTGTCCATCTGAAACGTCTTTGTTTACCTCCACTAGGTTACTTGTGGTATCCTCACCTGATGTATATACTATACCGTATCTATACCAAAAAGTCAAGAGGTATACCAAAAATATTTTAGTAGGTTATAAGCATATATATAAGCTATATATAAGCTATATATGTTACGGGTGATGTTTCTTACCGAACGTATCACGTCGAAGCACGTATTCGGATTGCTGTTTCAGCCATCGCTTCTTGTTCTCCCAATCCTCAAGCTCCTGTTGGTATTGTTTGCACGTGGAATGACAATGTGGTGCCCTCTTCGTGCATCCGTAGCAAACGAATCTTGCATTGTCGCCTGTCCAGGACATTTAGTGTTCCTCCTTCAGCTTCTGTGGATCCCCAACAATACCAAACATTGCAATTGCAGCACTGTCTGATGCATCGTCGTTGTACTGATACCTCTGGCCATTGTGTACGAACGTTCCTTTGGTCTTTCTGCCAGTTATTGGGACTAAGATGCTCGACTCGAATCCTTGGCTGATGCACCAGCGAACAGTAGGCCATTTCTCTGGCGGAACACCATACTTGTTGGGATGTGGCTTGCTTGTACCTACCACTTGGGACTTCCAGCAGCGTGTATCTACACTATACACTGGGATATTGTATTCGGCACAGCAATCAACGATCAGTGCATTCAAGGCACCTATCGATTTGATGTAATCGATATTGATAAAGCTCTGTTGCTGACCAGAACGAAGGCGGATCCTCTCGATGATGCATATTGCATTTGGATCTTTTTGAGCAACCAGCCTAAGGAGGCTGCCGAGCTTTTGGCTCAACACCCTCCTACGCTGACTATTCGATTTTAGCTTCTCTAAGCGAATACTACGCACCTGCTTCAACTTGCCGTCACAAACTATACTGACCCCGGTATTCTTGTACGATTGGTCAATGCCTACGATGATCCGGCTCAT